TTATTGGTTTCTAATATAAATGCGGTTGCTTGTTCTAGTTGTATTGGGTCAATCTTCATCTTGCTTAACGTGTTTAATAACTTCTTTATAATAAAAGGTATCGTTTTCAATCTCTTGAATGATTGCTCTTCCTACTTCTTCCCTCGTTGGTGCTTTGTTGCCTACAAATATATTAAATTCAATAGGCATAAACTCAACGGTATAGACTCTCTCAACATCTTTTACTGGTGCTGATTTCAAGTCGCGTTCTATTTCTATTTGTTCTCTTATTCTATCTCCTTCTTTAGACATTTTTTTGCCTCCTGGCTTTCGCCTTCTTGTTGGTGTTATCTCTCACCATTTGTATATCGGGTTGTATGTCTTCAAGTATTAGCTTTCTAACCTCGCTAACTGTAAGACCGTTTAATTCCTTGGTTAGTATTTGTATGTCGCTTAGTTTGGGTATCCAAGTTTGATGATACTGCTTCTCTTGGTTGTTTATGGTGTAGCACCAGTCAACAATTAAGCCGTTGATGTTTATTGAAAAGATCATTTTTTATCTTTATCCTCTAACTGCTCATACATATTTTTGGTTATGTTCTCTAAATATAAATCACATATCATTACGCATGGGTTTTCTGGTCCATAGTCAGCTGAATCAATTACAAATAAACCAGTTTTTTTATTGATATTGCACCAACTCGCCCAACGATTGCCGATATATGTGGCATAACATTTAACATTACCTTTTCTCAAAATGTGGTAATAGGAATTTCCATTTTTCCAAAAATCATCATTTTCTTTTTGCTTGTTTATATATAAATTTCCAAAAAATCTTTTTAGATATTTAATATCGGTGTTTGTTAATTGTTTTAGTTTGTTCTCGTGCTGGTGTAAAACAATATAGCCTATTGCTTCATTTATATATTTATCTTTAATTTTCATTTATCTCTATCCTTGATGATTAGTGCGACTGCATAAAGACATACAGCCATGAATATAAGTATTGGTATTAGTTGTAAGTCCATTTAGTCTTGCTCCCATACATTACTTACTCTATCTATCTCCTCTTTCATGGTTTTTGTTGATAAATTTTCTAATAACCAATGTTGCTTACCTCTATCTGCTGTTTCAAATTTCATGGTATTGAAATCTAAATATACCCAACAGTCCATGTCATCATTCCATATAATTTCAACGAAATCTTTTTGGAAATACCAACGTCCATTGCTTATTAAATCTTGGCATTTATTAATTAATTTTTCTCTATTCATTAGTCTTGCTCCTGTATGCTTATAATTTCATCATTATAAATAGTATGTTTTGATTTATATTTTTCTAATTGATTAAATAAATCAAGAAGATTTTTTGCTTCTATTGAGTGCTGTCTACTTGCTCCCATTTCTATGGATATTACATATTTTTTCATCATTTACCCCTGTTTGTTGGTTTGCCATTAGGGAAAGTAAGCGCCATGCTAAACGCTTGCCAGTCCTCGGCTGTCATTATTTGCTCTACTTTGTGAATAGGCGTATTGTCTTTCAGTCCGTACTTCTTGCGAAGTTGTCCGATAATGCTTTTGTGTGATCTTGGTTTCATTGTTGCACCGCCTTAATATGGTTAGCAAAGTCTGACCAAATATTATGGTCATAATCACAAACCCCTAAATCTCGCCATTTAAAAACTTCTGCTATACATTTTCTGTCAATGATTAATTGCTTATTAAAAATCTTTTTGGCAGTTTCTTCCGCTACATACCAAAACCAAACATCATCATAAGCATTTATAGACTTACAAAATTTATCTGCCTTTTTAAATATGGGATTATGTATTTTTTTCCATTCTTTAGAGTTATAAGCTATCATTACTTTCTTCGGTTTTTGTATTGCACTCATTACGCCACCTCTTTTATTTCTTCTTCTAATAATAAAATCATGTAGGACATGAAGTTCCAATAGTTCTCACAAATTCTATCTTCTTGTACGCTTGATAAGTTATAGTCTACTGACCCCATATTTTTTGCCAGCTCTATAATATCGCAGTATGAGTAAGGAATATGAATAGCTATACCGCTTAACCATTCTGCAAGAACATTTTGCCTGGTATCGTTTCTAGTTCTTCCAACTTTCCAACCACATTCTGAATTAAATCTATCAAATAGATATTTAATCTTTTCTTCTCTTGATAAGTTTTTACCAATCAAAGAATCTTCATCATCTAAACAAGCAAGAATATAGTTTTTATAATTCTCTTGGTATTTTGTGTAATGTAGTTTTGTCATGTTTACCTCCTAAAGTAATATAATTTATGACTTGCACCCAAAAACCCCACATATAGCGGGGTTGATTGGTTGGGTTGGGGTTAGTTGTTAATCCATATCATATGGTTAATTGTTTTTATGGTGTCATTCATAGAAAGTTTTAATTTGTTAGTGCATACTTCAACTGCTCCCTTGTATGCGTTATCCATTAAAGATTTATTTCCTTCTCTCTTAGCTCTAATTACTGCCTTAACTCTCATAGCTACAATTTTCATGTGTAGTTGGTTTTCGTTTATTGATTCAACTTTTTTTATTATGTCGTTCATTTTGTAAGTACCTCCTAAAGTATTTGTTTTCCCTACAGTACGAATTATAACTCTAATTTACTCTATATTACAAACACTTAAGCAATAAAATTTAGGGTTTTTATGAAGAATGTTGTAATATAGGGGTCTTAGGAGCAATAAAAAAAATCAGTTATGGAGCAAAAAACACCAAAAAAAGACAATAAATCTCTTAAAAAGGGCGGAAGAAAGAAGATTGTTTTAGACTTAGAGCAAGTGGAGAACTTAGCGTCCAGAGGTTTAGGAACTACACAAATTGCCCGTGCAATGGGCGTTTCATGGAATACTATAGACCGCAATAGAAAAAGAAGTGTAGATTTTGAAGACGCTATAAAAAGGGGGAAGGCGAAAGGACTGGCACAGGTTACAAACTCTTTGTTCACTTCTGCCACTGATGGCAACGTAACTGCCCAGATATTCTACTTAAAGAATCAAGATGCGAAGACGTGGAAGGATCGAGTCGAGAACGTTCACGCTACTATCAATCTAAATGATGTTTTATCTGGTGCAAAAGATAGACTCGGCGGACAGGTGGCGGATAACAAAGAACCAAAGATTATAAATGCTGTTAAATCAATACCTACAGCAAGAGAGCAATTCCCTAACAAGGATTTAAAAAAGAAAAAGGGCGGATAACAAACATAAAAGGCGTTATCAGTAAGGGTTGCCCACAATCTGACAAATCATGCTCCGATTTAAAATGATTGACCCCCCCTTACATTTTTTCGCACGGGTATATTACGTGTAACTGTTGCGCTAATTTTTTTTAATTTTTTTTGAGTAGAATATGAAAGAGGTAATAAAAGGAATAATAGAAATAACCACCATAGCTGGACTTGGTAATTTTTTATTATTCATTATTTTGGTAAATATATGAAATACGGAGCTGAAGCTGAACAACAACTAATGACCGAAGTTTGGTCACCTCAAGTTGCAGATGATCCATACAACTTTGTGATGTTTATCTTCCCCTGGGGACAGAAGGACACCCCCCTCGAAGATTTTACAGGCCCAAGAGAGTGGCAGAAAAAAATTTTAAAAGATTTATCAATTCACATTCAACGAAATAAAGGCGTTCCAACACCAGAGATGTTTAGACTTGCTGTTGCTTCTGGTCGTGGAATAGGAAAGTCTGCATTAGTTGCATGGTTAATACTGTGGATGCTATCAACCAGACTAGGCTCAACCATCATCGTCACCGCCAACACCGAACAACAGCTACGATCAAGAACATGGGCTGAATTAGGTAAGTGGCTAACACTATCAATTAACAATCATTGGTTCTCTAAAACTGCTACTACCATAAAACCAGATGGTTGGTTTGAAGAAGCACTCAAAAGAGACTTAAAAATAGACACTGGCTACTATTACGCCCAAGCTCAATTATGGAGCGAGGAAAACCCAGATGCGTTTGCAGGTAT